CGCTCACAGCATTCGATACATATGCACCCATGAGCCACATATTGTAGTCAAGACGCTCTTGTTGCATCTCGTCCATCTTGCGATATGGCTCAAGTTCAATGGGGATGGACTCCCAGAAACGCTCTTCACTTACTCCTAACATCAAGAAGTAAGGAAGTGTCTCGTTTAAGACTTGCTCTCTGTAGGAGTCATAGCGATGACTCTCGCCGGAGTCTCTTCCATCTCCGTCTTCGTCTGCTCCGCCGTCTCTTCCATCTGGCTCATCTGCTCGCTCGCCGTCATCATAGCGGATAAAAAACCGTTACGCTCCAGTTCTCCCTGTAAATCCTGGAACAGGGTAAATGCAGACTGCTGATGTTCCTCGGTGGACTCATCCTCGTAGTCATCGAAGAGGTCGAGCATCTCGTCAATCATTGCTTCTTTGTCCTTCTCGTCCTTGTAGCCGAACTCGTCCTTGTGGTATTTCTGAAGTCCGGCAAGCAGAAGTTCTGCCGTGGTCTTGGCAAGCTGGCTGATGATGCCCTTCGCATTGAGGTCGGTGAAATCAGTAGCCGCCTGAACCCTGTCGAGAAGATCGCCGTCACAAATCATGCGATAGGTGAATCTTACTTTGTATTCTTTGCCGTGAATTTTGAAAATATACATAACTGCCCTCCCAGTTAGTTATATGATGATCCTTATTCTGCTGCGATGGTGACAACGGTGGAAGGATAGACAACAATCGTCATCTCGACCAGACCGTTGACCTCGCCCTCGTTTACATAAACATCGTACTGGCCTTCCCATGTTGCCTTCGCGCCAGCATTGCCGCCAAAGGTGAGTTCGAAGAAACCATCCTTCAGAGCGTTGGTCTTCAGAGAGGTGTAGGATGCGATTGTAAAGTTTGCACTGAAAGTCATGCTTTCGACAGACTGGACACCGGGTACGAAGGTCTGAGCCTCGTCACAAAGGTCTGTAGTTTCAATCTGCTCTCTCTCACCATTCAGCTGAGGGAAAGTCTTGATCTTGCAAAGCTCTGTCAGTGCAGAAGCCGTAGTACCGAATTTAAGGATTGTTCCGATAGTATTATGAGCTTTAGCCGCCATGTTAATACCCCTTATCTATTCGTGGTTAGTGACATCCTCATCTGGATGCCAGTGGTTAATGTTATTCTTCTGACAAGTCAAGCAACTCGCCAGTATACCGCAAGTCGTAACGAGCGATATATCTGTGGACTTCATTATTTTTGAATCTCTGAGCGAATCCTACTGAGTAGAATCCCATGTTAAACATGATTTGCTTCGTCTGGTCCTCAAGCTTCATCGCCGTGGACTCCTTCTTGGCGAAGCACTCAATCTGGACATTCACGATGATTCCAGGCTCGTTATTGGACAAGTCTCTGGATTGCAACCATGTGTAGTTCGTCATCGGCTTGAATGCTATCCAAGGGATTTTAGAACCTACATCCGACTTGCCAAACGAGATTCTGTCAGCATCAATGATGCCTTTGCTCACGCATTCAGATTTGAATCGTCCATAAATCTCTTCGATGGGATTTTCGGTAATAGTTGCCATATCACTTACTCCTAAACGCTTCTTTGGCAACCGAAGGTATCCTCTGTTCCATTTCCACTTTGGCTTTGAACAACGGCATTGCCGTAGGTGTACCTTCGCTCTTTTTCCATTCGCCGTCTTCTTTGTAGAACCAGTACTCGTTACGTCCCTGTCCCATTCCATAGGAACCGATGGTATAACCGAACTTGAGTCCCAAATCGTGAGACGATGTACCTGGCGCACCGTTATAGTGAATACCGGCTCCGAACTCAACGAATACTGCTTGTTCTCCGACAAGGCTAAGAGTAGCCGATGCTTTAGGACTGTTCCCATCAGACATGAGTGGGTCTACTCTGTCGAAATCCGGCGGGTCGTAATTATCACCGACATTGTTAACGTGCTTATATCCTTCTCTCACTCCGTAACTGAGCAGAGTCGAAAGAAAAGCCGCATTGTTTGCCATAACTTGGTCACGATACCGCTCGACCGCTTTTGCCGCTTTAAGCAGAGATTTTGCAGAATGACCAGTGATATTAATCACCATTGCCATCACCTACCTCATCACCATTTTTCTTGATCAGATATCTGGCAACCGTCCCCATCTTGGTATCCACTCGCCGTCTCAACGTATAGTCCGGCGGCACGATAGGCTCACCGTCATCGTTAAGCTTCACATTGCCGTTTTCATCGAGGACAGGCTCGACATCTACCCAGACTTGTGTGCCTTCGATGGGATTGAAGTTGCGGTCAAATGATGTGATATATCTGTCATAGTCTGGGACAATACCGACTGCATAATCTTCTGGTGTTGAACCAGTAGCCGACACCGTGAATTTATGCATCTCCGGCTTGCTATAAACCGAAGTTTCATCGATTCCTGTGAATCCCATTTTCTTTACAGAAAACCACAACTTTTGTGTTTGTCTCTGCAAGCACCTCATGTCTATTCCCCCAAAATATAAATAGTGTCATGCCCAACCGCCCAAGAAGACACTCCCTACATCGCAGTGGAGGGCCTGCGACATGCTACCGTCTTAGATAGCTACAAACGGCACTACTCGATGTTGTGTAAACACACTGCCCTTTGAATTCCACATTCTGTACAGACCAGATTCGATATGCATAGACTGGAATTCCGCACCCTGTTGGATGCATTCATAAAGAGCCAAATCGCCGATGCAACTAACGTGCTTGGTCATGTCGGCAAGGATAGCATCCTCATCCCATGTACTGGGATAATTTCGATACTCTTGATATGCCATCAATGCCCTGTCGGCAAGAACACTAACCATGGTGCTATCGGCCTCTGTCAGATAGTCGAATAGCATCTCCATGACTTTATTCTTGATATCTTCCATATCTGTGTCCTTGTCTTATTTGGTTGGTCTGCCTCTTTTGACGGTCTTCGGTTTCTCGTCCTTTACGGACTCTGTAACCTTTTCAACTTTCTTTTCGACATGAGTAGTGTTCACTGTGACTTTGTCGTCCTCATGTCCTTTTCTGCGTCTGAGCAGCATTCCCATGTTATTTCTCCTTAAAAGGGTAAGCTCCCAAACGAGAGCCTACCCACAGTATTCGATCAGTCCGAATTACTCCTCGGGGAGCTTGATGATCTTGGAGCTGTCATACAAATAGTTGGCGAAGTGCTTGTCAGCTGTCGCTACAACCGATTTGTTGATGATGTCTCGATCATACTCGACCATGATGTCACGCTTGTTGTAGATAGCAAGTGCGCCGGGCTTGACGATATAAGCCGCCTTATTGGCAGTCAGCTTGTTGGATACGACAACCTGGCATCCATAGAGCATACCAACAGTGCCTCTCATGATGAGATTTGCGGCAACATCAGTGCCAGGAATCCAACCGTTAGCTTTGCGAATCGTTGCATACGCCGCCGGATTAACGAGAAGGACTTTCTCGCCGTCGATATCCTCGCCGAACATTGTCAGCGCATCTGCGACCTTGTCAGCCGTCAGCGCACCTGCGGTTGCCGCCGGAGCAGAACCCATGATTGTGAGCATGTCGTCATCAACAGCGTCAGCGATTGCTCTAGCCATCTGATCGACAGCCTCACCCATCGGGTCGCCGAAAGCACTCAGCAGTGCCTCATCAGTAATCTGAACGCCAGCACCGAACTTCTTGATCTTCACAGGAGTCGTGGACTCTGTGAGCTGGGAGATCGGGATGTCGTGTCCTTCCGCAACGAGACTTGCGGTCACCGACTTATTGTAGTAGGGCAGCGTGATCGTGTCTCCGGGTCTGCCTACGAGGGTGTTGTCCACTCTTGCGAGGGGAGCAAAACGAATGAAATCGAAAAGTTTCTTGTTGATTCTGTCACCGACTACCTGCGGATTAAAAAGGTTCGCAAGGTATGTTCCAGTAGCGGTAGGTACGTTAGCCATTTTAAATACCTCTCATAATTTTTGTGAGTCAGCGGCTATCTCAAATTGATAGTCGGAGTTACTTGTATCTTATTTGGCAAGCTTCTCGTAGAGTTTCGGATACTTGTTGAAAATATCGGTCTGCTCTCCAAGCGTCATCTTGTCAAACTGTTCCTGTGTGATTGCCGGAACATCATCGTTCCCAGTAGCCGGAACAGGCATCGTCTTCATGATGTCAGCACGGATCTTCTTCTCCATATTGTCCATATAGGACTTCTGAATACGGAAGAGTTCGTCTGTATCGCCGGAATACTGTGCTTCAGCCGCCTTGGTGGCCATTTCCTCGGAATATCCGCAACTCATAAACGACTTGGCAAATTTATTGATTGCAGATTCCTTGCGGAGTGCCTCAAGTTCCTCTTTGATGGCGGCATCTCTCTCAGCCTTCTCCATAGACAGCTTCTCGGATTCGCTCTGCGTGTCCATGTACTTTTTCTTCCAGCTGGATGCATCGGAAGAACTCTTGTCTACTGCCTTCTTCAGCCTCTTGTTCTCGGCAAGCAGTTCTGCCATCTGCTCTTCAGCAGTTTTTGTCTCCACCTTCGGCTCAGTGCCTTCAGTGTTCTCTGCTTCTGTGGTAACTTTGATATTCTCGTCCATAATTCTCCTTGCGTGATTAACGTCTTTCTCTAGACGGTGTGAATAGTGCGTTTTTTAACGTGCGTCTCTGCACTTTGCGCTTTATTAACGTCACATCTCCGTGACGGTTAGTTATATTCGGCACAACACCGACAATTAGCTATATTGTCTGCGCTGGCCCCTAAAGAGTCATCCAGTGGGTACATCATCAACTCACCGTTGACTACAAAAGGCTCATTAATGGGAATCGTCACGCCGTTCACTTCTTCGTGCCATTCCCTCTCTCGACCATCGATAATGGTTCTCCACGTTTTCGTGGTCTTGCCAGCTTCGAGAGCATCGTGCAACTCGCCATAGCACATGATGACATTGGACTCTGTTGCCGCCATATTGATTGCTCTGTCAGCTGATGTCATATATTCTTCGTCTCGGTGTTGGAATGTGGACAACCCTACATCCTGTCCGAAACGATTTGCTTTCTCAGTAATTGTGTCATCCGTAACTCTACGGTTTGCCACGGCAATGAATGCGAGAGCAAATAACTCAATCACCTCTCCAAGCCACGGTCTGTCCTCTTTTTGCCGCAGTTCGACCAGTGACAGAATCTCAAGGAATCGGTCCTCAAGAGCCATAGCAATCAGCACTCTGTCTGTCTTCTGGTCTTTGCTTATCGGCATGGCATCGAAGTATTCCTCGTATGTCTCTCGTGATAAGCTGTGGAGTTCATCAAACCGTAAATCCGTTGTTCTCATACCGCTGAAGCATTCTCCCGATTCTGCTCGGCATTGTAGTCATCAGCACCCTTGACACCATCTACGGAAATGCCGTCACCACTCTTCGGCTCGAAGGTCGTGTTGTTCTGGCGATTCGAGAACAGAATCTTGTCGATTCTCTCAAGGGAATCCAGAGTGGCTTGCTGGGCATCATCGAAGATATCAACTGCGGCAATCGCCTTGCCGGGATCAATACCGATGCTGATAAGATTGCTGAGTGCCGAAGTTCTGGAAACAAGGTCATATGTCTTGTTGCGGCTGAACTTGACAATGACATCGGACTTCCTCAGTTCCTTCAGTTCTTCTGGGATATTCGGTGTGTTTTTGAAGATAGCAATGATGATGTCGAGCATTTCCATCTCGGATGCCGCAAAAATCGGCTCCATCGTCTTTGCCATCGTCTCAGCCAACTGCCATCCGTTCGAAAGAAGGATTGCCGCTCCAGTGTTGCCACCAGAAGCACTGTCTCTTCCAGGAACACCAGCGATTTCGAGCATTTGGTCATACATGTAGTCAACCAGTGCCTGTGTCTCTTGCTGATTCAAGGCAGATGTGACATATGTCACCTTGGCATCCTTGCCGTCCGCAGTGCTTGTGGTCTGAATAAATCCACCGTTTCGAAGTTCAGCCTTCTGGTTTTCATCAATGGCACAGTTATTCAGCCAAAGAATCGCTTGGACGTACTGGGCAACATCGTTCACTCGGTCGGAGTTGGCAATGTTGAGTGCATCTGCCAGAGGAATAATTGCTTCGAAGCAAGCCATGCGGTTAATGTCGTTTTTGTATTCGACAATTGGAATCTTGCCGATGATATTCGTTTGCTTGCTGACAATCTTGTCTCCAAGAATCTCATAAATCCAATCCTTGGTGTAGGCAGTGATTCGAGCAATAGACATCTCAGGAATCCAAGAATAGGTCACCGCCATGATCTTGTGCTTGTAGGCATCGTTGCTATAAACGCAGTAGGTATTCAGCGGATTGAGGACTACAAGGTCGAACGGAGCGATGTCATCGGACTCTTCAAGCTTGGGATACACAAGCAGATAACCCAGCCCTGTGGTTTTAAAGTCATGTGCAAGTTCAATGTTCTTCCCAAACTTGTCCTGTTCCCATAACATCTCGTTGAGCGATGCCACTCTCTTGTCATCCTGTTGGTAGTCAGCCTTGCGGAAGTCATCCTTTGCTCTCTGCACAAACATGATGGGAGAGGCGAACTCGTATCCGACCTTGAAGTCGGTGATAAGTTTTGCATAATTGGCGCAGGAATGAATCGAGATTTCCGGCCTAATCTGCTTCACTCGATAGAAAATCGGCTGGTCGCCTTTTTCGTACTCCTTGAGGTAACGCATCTGCGTTCTGTTCTCAAGATGCACCACCATCGTCTGCTCTACCGCTTCGAGAACATTCTCGTTCACCGAAAGGTCCACTGGGTTCCAGTAAATCTTCTTCCTTCCGGTCAGAAGAGGAGACTGTGCAGCACTCGCATTCGGATTCTGAATCGTATTCTGTTGTGTGTTAGTGGTGCTAGTCGTATCAGCCATTACTTGCTCTCCAATATGCCAAAAGCAAGGCTCCCACTACGGAATAACCTTGCTTGTAACTTTTCTCAGCATAAATATAAATCAATAAAAACGAACAAAACGAACAACATTCGCTTATTCACTGATTTTTTCATAAGTTTTCAGAAAAATCTCCTGTTTGCAAGGGTAAAACTCGCCATCGACACCCTTGACAATGAAGTCTCCGTCCATCGCTCCCATGTCTCCCTCAAGAGTGGGGATGATAATCGAAATCTTGCCATCACGGAATCGGCAGTTATTGCCTGTGAAGTCCATGATTTCCTTCTTGTTGTGTCCTGTCCACTGAATCGCAGTGATCGGAATCGGCTTCTTGACATATCTAGCCATTTGCATCCTCTCTTTCCAAAATCCTGTTGTATGCCATCCTTACGCTATCAGCAGTGTTGCCACCGCCAATGTTCTGTGCTATCTGCCGCCATGACATCTTGTCTATGACTCGCATAGTGACAATCCTTCGGTCATGGGAGTTCTCAAGGCTATTGATAAACCCTTGGACATCATTGATGGATTGCTCTATCTCTGACTTCAGAGCATGAAGGATACTCTTTCTGGTGTTCAGCAGTGTAGTCATCTTGTTGTAATCCCTGTTCGGGAATCCAGTAATCTGGAAGTGCTGAATGCCACCTTCGCCGCCTCTAACCATGTCGGTTACTTCTCCTTCGTCAATGATTCTCTGGAGATCCCTCTCGGTCTTGGCGATTCTCTGCTCGACCTCTTCAATCTCTCTCACGAGGTCGTTGTACTGACTAAGCGCATTTTTCTTCTTCAAAACGGTCTTCTCCCAACAATCGTAGGCGGTGCTTCTGGAATGTTCTTCCACTTAGCGAAGCTTGAAAATACATCTGGGACATCATCATGCTTGTTCTTGCCAACAGGCGAGTAGCCAAGAAGGAATCCCATCATCCTTCCGTAGTCATCATTCGGCTGATACATCGAACGGTCCTTGAAGATTACGTGTTGCTTTACCCAAGGAGCATAGACAATAATCTTCGTCTCCTTGTTCTGAGTCGTGTACTGCGAAGTTATGTTGCAGTATGCACCGGCGGCCTTAATTCGGTCACTCACCTCTAGGGCAACTCGGTCACCACCATTGTTCGACTCAAAGAGGCAAGCCTCGACCTTGTTGGACATGAGGATGCCAGCAGACCGGTCGTACTGTGCCTTGTAATCAGAGTTGTCATCACAGATGGCATCGACACAGTAGTAGTCATCTCCGTACTGCAACAGTACTGGCTGGACGAAGAAGTCGGTCCCCTTGTTCTTGGTATCGACAATGGACAGAACGACATCCGGGTTCTGAAGAGGCAGTTCGAGGTATCTGCGGATTTCGTCTTCGTGGTAGAGCAAGCCTTCTCTCTCGATAGGCTCATTCATGAACAGGCACTTGAAGGAAATGTCATCCATCGACATCTGGATGTCCTTGAAGTAGGCAGTATCGAATCCAACACCACCTTCGTACTCGAAATTCGACTTGCCCTCTTTGTTGAATGCCGGTATGGCGATGAATCTCGCTCTCGGATTGTTCTCGTTGAGTGCCTTCAGCCTTCCGATCAGATCAAGCGTTGACCATCTGGTCGCAATGTGCAGTTCCTTGCACCCTTGCTTCTTACGAGTCTTGAGGTCGGTGTTGTATGTCTGCCAAAGTTTCTCCAGACGCTCCTTGTTCAGAGCCTCTTCGATACCAGAACACATATCATCAGCGCAGAGCAGATACTCGCATCTGGTGTTACCAGTAAGCGAAGCATTGATTGCTCGACAAGTGAGTGACTTGAATCTCTTCCGTTTGCCAACATTGATGGTCTGGTCTTTGGAGTTCGTGCCTTCCCTTGCCTTGAAGGGAACATCCGGGAAGATTTCGTGCCATGAGTACTCGTCAGCATCGGTCAGAATCTGGTTGACACCGTCATACAAGGACTTGGTCATCGTGCCGGAGAACGAGGACGCCAGATTCGGCTTATCAGGACACCATCCGATGATTCCGCTCAACAGGAAGATTTCAAGCGTGCTCTTTCCTGTTCCCGGAGGCATTGAGATGGACAGTAGGTCGAGCTTGTCATCGACAAGGTCTTGCAATGCTTGGACAATGCCGTGCTGAAGGAGAATCGCTCTTCTAGGCTCATAGAACTTGGCATGAGGCTCTCTCTTCCGCTCCAGGTAGATGAAATAGCTATCCAAGACAAGGTGTTGCGCCTCAAGGAGCATGACATCCCAGTAAAGCTGCATCCAATCTCCTTCGACATTGTTGGCAATCGCCATGATGCAAGTCTCCCGGACATACTTCGCCCAAACAATCAGCCATGCCCTGTCCCTGTTCACAACCTTCGTGTTGTACTTCTGATTGAAGTTCAGCAGTACTTGAAAGCAGTAGCCAATCCGCTCGAATAGCGGAAGGCCTTGCCTCTGCGCTATCGCTCTTATGGTGTTGTCATACCATTGTCTTGACTCTCTCTTATTCGCCATAAACAAAAAACGCCCATCTGCACATGGCAGACAGGCATCCCCCTCTAACTCCCTTTTTTGTTTTTCGAGAAATTTTTGAAATCGCTGACACAGTAGGATTTGAACCTACGACATATGGGCTAACGGCCCATCGCTCTTCCAGGCTGAGCTATGTGCCAATAGGCATAAAAAAATAGGCATTTCCAGAAAGGAGTTCCGGCTATCACGGTTAGATGCCCAACTAGCTTGGCTTTCGCTCATCATGGCAAGTAGAAGCGCAGTCGGCGAGAGTTGCACTCGCTTTTCCTTCGGTATGGGCTGGCCATTGCCTCTGGTATCGTACTTACATAGATCACGCTGCGTTAGTGTGGCATCCAGTGCCTTGTCCGTCTGGGCTTTCGGGTTTAAAGCCTGTTCTCAAGGACCTTCCACCACTACTGCTGAGATTCATCTCCGCAT